ATCGGTACTCGTTTGATTGACTCTGTGATGACCTCAACGAGGTCTGGGTGTACGCCTTCGAGACGGCCCATAGACCGCTTAGACAACTTGAATGTCATCGTTTAGTTCCTCTTACTGTACTTTAATCGTTCGTTACGACCGGTCTGTGGACCACACTTCAGTCCTCTGACCGTTCTTGCGGACACCACGGGATCGTCCCATGATCGCACCGCCCTCCATGAACTCCATGAAGTCATCGATTTCGTCATCCATGCGCTGTCGTAGTACGCCTTTGGCTGCTTCATCGACGTCTTGACCCATTGATCTCATGTAGTGCGCGACGGCTCCTGCTAGAGCGTCTAGGCGATCATCGTGACGCAGTGCACCACGGTCTCTTGTGATGTGCGTTAGCTGGTACAGTAGAGAGAACGTGTGGTCCTCTGTACGTGCTTCACGTTTCGCTAGGTCTTCGTCCAGTACCAGCCTGTGTTGCGCCATGACCGGCTCCAACGTGTCGATGATACGGCCTTCCTTTTGACCTTTAGCCCATTCGGACTCCTTAACGGTGCAGCCGCCCTGCCATATGTTCGACAAGATCGGTTGGAACGCTACGGTCCACATGCCTTGCCCGTAGTTCGGCTCGACCTCTATGGTACTCACATTGTATTTCTTCGCGTCTACCGCGATCCGTGCCATTGCCTCGGCGGGGTCGGACGCAAAGCCACAACACTGTAGGACATACAGTATCCCATTGAGTGCACCTACGATGGCCCACGCCGTTTCGTCTTTACCACGTCCTGATGGATCAACGAATAGCACCTTGGACTCGTAAGGTTCCCATTCTGTGTCCACAAAGAGCGGACGCAGCATATGGTCTCCAGAGAAGCCCACGTTTGGTATGTCTTTGACCAGATTGTGCTTATCGTTGTGTCTTCCCCACTGCACAGTCAGTGGTGCTTTAAGGGGATTGCACGACATCACGATCAGATCGGACTGTCTCAGCGGGTAACGCTCTGCGTCACTGAGGGACGTGTCGAGCATGTACTGTAGCGCAAAGGACGATTTGCCTTTCGCTTCGATATGCATCAGTTCGTCTTCTGCAAAGCGACTGTCTGTGGGTCCACCATGCTTGATCTTGTTGTTGTCGAATAGATCACGCAAGTAGTGCGCTAGGATATTTACTTCACGCCCCGTTTGATTGTCTGTCAGTACGTAGTTCTTCAGTTTGTCGGCTGTTGGGAACCTGACGGGGATCGTGAAGCACCGGAAGCCCATCTCTTTGACCAGCGTATTGTACACACTCTCCTCGGTCTGTGGTGTCCCAAGGAATATGATGTCGCCCTTGCCGTGTTCTGTCTTGGTGATCGGAACGAAATCTGACTGCACGATCTTAACTATTCGACGTCTAGCTTCTTCAGTCAGTGAGTTCCGTTCTACTTCGATGTCATCAGCGATTAACAACGTGGCCCGTGACCCAGTGATCTGCCCAGTGATACCCCGCGCCACGACCGAATACGATTGAGACAAACTGGCCCCAGCGACGTCAAACTGTTCTGCCATGTCGCGTCGTGTCGCGCCGTTGTCTCTCGGACCTTCGAGTAACCACTGTACGAGGGGCATCGATTGGCAGATACCTTTAGTTTGCGCCACGAACTCTTTGGATTTACTACCCGTGGCACTCACGACCATGATCTTTTCGTCGCGAGGGTTCCGCATGAGACGCCAGATCGCGTAGGCACTGGTGATGTACGACTTGCCCAGCGACCGGAAGCACCTGATGATGTCTTCCCTGGGTCCACTTGCGAGATCGTCTGGTGACTCAGTGGTGTCCACGCCGTATTGGAGACGATAAGCGATCTCATACTGGGCAGGGGTAGGCTCTGGTAATCCCAAGTGTTGCCATGTGAGGTACAGAAAGTTTCGAAAGTCCTCGTATGCGGCCCACACATGTGGTGGTGCGTTAGTTTCCCAGTGGGCCTTATCGTTTATCACCAGTTCTTTCAGCATCTTTACGTCTCTTTCTGATTTCTAAAGCTTGCTGTCGGATGATTTCCGCTTGTTGCTTCAGTTCGAACTCTTGTCGCGCCACGTCGCACACCGGCTGGACGCGCTGCGACCGGTCGGGGAACTTAATGATCTTCATGACCGGAACGGCATTTCTTTGCTGTACGCATGGAGACTGTCAGCCAGCTTCACGCTGGACCCAAGGTCAGTCAGGTCTGCTTCTGGCGGGAACGTCTTCAAAAAGTTCACACATGCTGACACCATAGACGGACTTAGTTCTTCCGAGGTGTCTGCGACGATGGTGTTCAAGCGGTTTAACAGCTTGTCTCTGAGGGGTCCGGTGTCTTTCACTTAGCTATTCCTTTCATCTTTTCGAAACTACGCAGCCCAGCCATACCCAAGAGTGCGAAGAGCAACTCAAACAGTAAATCGGTGGGGAACACGGGTAGTTTGTCTAGGGGGTAGTCGTTGGCTACAGCGATCCACTGTGCAGCGGGTGCGCCAATGAACATCCAGAAGACGCCCAGCGCACAGCACCACCCGACAGCGGGACGCCAGCCAGAGACCCACACAGATCGATGTGCTGCTTCTGTTTTATTGGTCTCGACTTGTGCCAAGTTGATGTCGTTAGCCGCTTTGATCAATTCGAGTTCGATTGTCTGCTTGGCTTTTTGCGCTGCGTCAGCGTCCGGTATCACTTTGTCTACCGTCGCAAGGACTTGGGGTAACAACGACGTAATTAAGTTTAACATTAATGACTCCTATAGGATTGCGAGAAGCACAGCCGCCACAATGGCGATGATCAGAATGCCAATCAGAACGGATGTCCCAACGACCGCCATGTCTCCGCGAATTTCGGCTTGTGCTTCTTGTTGTCTACGCTTTGCAGCGGCACGGGCTTTCTGTTCTAGTTGTGCTTCGCGCTGCAACTTTAAGATGTCTTGCCATGCATAGTAACCGAAACGCCCAATGATTAACTTTTTGACTTCTGCGATGTGTTCCGCAGCAAGCTGTTGGTTTATAACGATTTCTGTGACTGACTGCCCGTTCTGCCGTGCTTTACGCTCTTCAACTTTTAGTTGCTTAGAGCCTTCGAAGAGATCGTCTATTTGTTTGGCAACGCTTGAGATATCTTTCGCAGTTCCCAAGGTTGACTTTAAGAACTCGACCGACTTGGTGATCAGTGCGATGCCCGTTAAGATTTCTGCCACCGCCATTTTGATCTCCTTTAGTCACGGTCGTGTCGCTAGCCTTTCGATTGCTGCCATGATGCTCTTTGTGTTTTCTTCAATTCGGGCTATTGCCACTGCTTGATCTTGCGTGGAACTTTCAAGTGACCCGACGCGCATTTGCATCGCATCGATGTCCTCGCTGTTACGATGGATGTCAGACATCATCATGCTCACGGTCCACACTATAGCGGCCCCTTGAACCACAAGGCCAAAGATTAGCGGTGCGTGAATTAGTTTGTCTCTGTGGTCCATTAGTACACCGTTGTTTTGTTCGGATCGACCACCGTGGGTACACAGTAAGCGAGACCAAAATGTTTTTGGGTTTCCATTGTTCCATACCGAGTGACTGCGCGTTCTGCGTAATACAGACACGTTTCGATCTTATGGAAATGCATGGGGGGTTCGATCAGGTTCCCCCCGATGAACAACATCAGGGAAAACACATGGATCATGTTGTTAGCTTGGTGGGGTCGGGAAGGCCACGTCAGGAAACCCGTCCTGTTGTGGTAAATCTCTGAGTGCCTGTCTGTACGTTCGCCATTCGTCGGTAATGCGGTCAGCTAATGCCATGCTGTCAGACGCCGCTAAGAGTTCGTCACGCCGCGCTCTCACAGTACTCTCTACAAACGGGAAGATTTCAGTATAGCCTTCGGGAATGTAATCATCGCCAATTACTATTCTGTTTGTATCACTTCCGTCTGCTGCTACTATTGCTGCTATTCTAACCATTAGAAAAACTCCACGAATGTTACAGTGCCGCTTAAACCGCCATACGCTCCATTATTCTGATTTAAATCATGCCCGTTATATTTTATTCCAGCCGTTCCTCCTACGGTTCTCCCTTCAGCAATTATAAAAGTCCCGCCGTTCCAGTTCATTATTGTTTGTGCGCCAGCACCACCTGTGCCTGAGTCTCCTGATTGGTATGTTTCTGACGTCACGCTCGAAACGGTATAAGCACCAGACGCTTTAGCTGTAGCGGCAACTCCATTATAACCACTGCCAGCATATCCAGCTTGATTATCAGCACCATGATTTCCACCCGTTCCGCCGTTTGTTCCTCCGTGAGAAAAATGTGCAGACCCCCCACTGTTGGCACCAGCATTACCACCAACTCCAGCGCGAGTTCCTGCACCACCACCGCCGCCGCTCCTCTGATAGAGTGATGAACCGTTATGACTCGCGCCATTTCCTCCAGCGGCAGAAAAATCACCACCCGTTCCAGCAGCCCCTCCCGCTTTACCAGTACCATTTGATGAAGTATATCTTGCAGCAAAATGCGCCGAAGGTGGGCAAGTTATACCCGCCGCCGTAGTGTTAGTTCCCGCGCTTCCATTAACATCGCCAAACGTACCAATTGAAACAACGTAACTACTTGCTGGACTGCTAATAAATTTTTCAGCGTATCCAGGGCCACCAGCACCCCCAGATTGCATGGAGTTTTGTACGTTTTGTGGAGAATTTGCACCGCAAGCACTTCCACTAACGCAAACCAATAGTGACGTTGTGATACTCTTTGGCGTAAATGTTTGTGATGTTGTTAGTGTCGTAGCCTCAGCCAAAGTAGAACCAACAGTATTTGAAATTGTTTGCCAATTACTAACGCCATCGTTTATAATTATTATATCTGACCCAGCAGAAACGCGCAGTCTAATAGCAGTCGCAAAGCCATTTAAAGTTTCAGAGCCATGCGGCTTAAGGTATATATTATTTGATCCACCATTTTTTATTATATAATACACACTCTGGTCTACGGCAGGAAGTGTAATTAAACGCTCACCAGTAACGTAGATTTGATAACCAGATTGTCCAGCAGTGAGGGTAACATTACTCGTTACGGCTAGATAACCGCCAGCAAACGGTGTACCCGCTGAACCCCAAGTAGCCGTACCAGAACTTGCAAAAACCAACGCTTGACCTGATGCACCACCAGCGGGAATGTTATTGCCGTGACTGTTTGTTGCTGCGTCTCTTGCTCTAGTCATTAAATAAACTCCACAAATGTAACATAGCCGCCCTGTCCTTTTGAGATATACCCACCATTATTTGCACCTCTTGAACCGCCGCCGCTTTGGTAGTTCATCGCAATATCACCTAACTTTTCATGGTCTGCTATTGTAAAATTTACAGAGCCAAAATTAACTACAGTTTTAGGCCCAGCACCATAACCTATACTACTGTGTCCAGTATTAGTACCAACAATACCTGCTACATAAGTTTCAGATGTGCTGTTGGGAACAGCGTAAGTATTGCTATCTCTTGCAGTTGCCGCCGCACCAACCGCGCTACTTGTAGCATGATTGCCGCCAGTACCGCCGCCGTATCTGTTGTTGGCATTACCACCATTTCCAGCCCGTGTTGCTGCGCCACCACCGCCGCCGGGATAACTATTACTAACACGGCTTGCACCGGCCCCACCCGTAAAGTTAACAGTACCGCCTGTTGCTGTTCCACCACCCCTGCCAAGACCATTTCCATTATTCCAAGAATTGTAAGGACTGTCAGAGCCGCGAGTACAAGTCATTCCAGCTACAGTTGTTGTTTTATCAAAACTTGAGTCTGGGTTACCAGCACCACCCGCGCAAATTTCATAAGCGTAACTTGCGGCAGGACTAGCTATAAACTTTTCAGCGTATGACTGACCCCCGCCGCCACCACTGGTATAACCATAAGTACTTGTAGTTCCTGCTGAACCAGCCGTAGCACTACCCACAGAAATAAGCATAGCTGAACCAATCGAAGGCGTGTATGTGCCAGTTAATCTTGTACCGTTATTACTTAGTGTGTTGTAAATAGTTGTTGCTTTATGAACAAGCATACTCCGAGTTATGCCAACGCTAGACCAGTTAGTTCCAGCCGTACCACATGATATAATTCCATCGGCTCCCGCCGCTAAGATAATGCTTGCGTTAATACCATTTATTGTTTGTGTGCCATTCGGTTTAATATACATTGGATAAGCAGTTTCATTGCTGAACACATAGAACAAACCAGTTGCCGCCGCTGGCAAAGAGATAACCTTTTCGCCGGTTGCAGTCACACGAATAAGGTTGCCGTTTTGTGCAGTGGTTAAAGTTGTGTGGGCAGTTATTGTAACCGTGCTTGCCGCAAACGCACCGCCAGCATCAGCCCACTCACCCGCTGTTGCACCAGCGTTTACCGTTAAAATCTGTCCCGCTGTTCCAAGCGATGACGGGATGTTTGTGTCTAGCTTAGTGCCGTCAGCCGCAACGTCACGACCATCGACTGTCCCTGTGACTGCAATGTTGCCGTTCACTTGTGCAGCCGTTGCGGTCATTGTGCCGCTAACCGTCACACCACCAGCAAACGTGCCGCCCGTCGAAGCCGCTACCGTGTCAGCAACCGTAAACGATTTGAACGCCACAACTGCCAAATGGTCATTGAGTGCCGCGCCACTAGCCAACACAATCGACGTTCCGCTGGTCGCTGTGTAGTCACTGCCGTTATCCAGCACGATACCATTAAGCGTCACAATTAGATTGCCAGCCGAATAACTCAGCGAAGCCGAGTTGTTATCAGCACCGGTAAACGTGGTCTGCCCAGCCGTAGCCGTAAACTCGTAGTCCAACAGGCTTGCAGCACCTGCGCTTGTCGCAAGTATCCAATTCCCGCCGTCGTAAACTTTCATGCTTCCAACGGCTGAATCGAAAAATAGCGCACCAGAAACTAACGCATTACCATCATTGTCCACAGATGGTTCAGACGATTTGCTGCCTAAATAGCGGTCATCAAATGTGTCAAATGATGCTGCCGCTGCCGCTGCAGAGTTCGCCGCCGCTGATGCAGATGCCGCTGCATTTGTTGCGTTAGTCGCCGCTGCCGACATCGTTGGGGCGACACCAGCAACCGTAGCGATATTTGCGATCACACCAGTAGCTGCAAGATCGTCCATGTTCTGGATGTTGTCTGTGGTTGCCAACGCGGTGATCTCGGTGGATTTCCCTGCGACCGTGTTGACGTTAGTGATCGCACCGGCAACCGTGTTGACGTTACTAACGGAACCCGCGACGGTGTTTAGGTTCGTGGTGTTCAACGCATTGAGTTGCGTTTTGTCACTACTGGAAAGCCAAGTGTTTTCTAGATAGTTTTTCGTCGCGACGTCTTGTGCGCCTGTTGGGTCTGCTACGTTTGTGATCCGCTCGTTACCGGCATCGTAAAGATTACTCGCGTTTTTAGACAACACGATCTCTGCGACGTCGTTGGCTTCTTGGGCCAGATAGAATGCTTGTAGACTATCCTTGTCGAGGATTTCATCAGACAACACTGAGCCGGTCTGGTAGTCCACTAGCCGTGTGTTTGGTGAGGTAGCACGTTTAAGCACCACGACGTCACCGGCAGTTGGCCCAGTGTTCAACTGGATGCGCGTACTTGTCGCGAAGGTGAATGCAGTTGTTGCTGAACCGTTGACCGTAACGCTGACATGTGATTGAGACAGGTACGGAAACGACAAGTCAAACTGCCGGTTCTGTGGATCAGCTAGTCCAGCCTTGTTGGCATCGACATTGTAAACGTCACGGGCATTAGCCATCATTACGTCCTTTCTATTTGTAACCGCCGGTCGCGACGTTGTAGATTTGCTGGTAGAGTTTGAACGGCAGGAGTTTCTGCGCGGTCTCTAAACGATTGTCTTCGAAAGCCAAATTAAAGGTGTCGGTAAGCAGACCCGCTGACGGCCCAAGCACTAGAGACAGTCGTGCGTTCTCGCGGCTGTATCGTGATGCGCCTTCCGACAATCCTGTTTGGGTCGCAATGGCGTCGATGGGTGTCGATAGGTACGTCAGGAATCCTGATCGATCTATCGCGTCATACGCCCACGAACCCGCGTCCCGCTCTTTGATCTCGCCGTAACGCAGCATGTCTTTCGCGCCTACGACGGCAGTACCCAAGGCAAGTGCGAAGGCAAACGAACTGAACGCTTGCATGTCACCATAGTTTGCCATTCGTTGAAACGCAGGGACCATGAACTTCGTCATGACCACGAACCCGTAGGTTTGAAACTGACCGATAATCTTAGCGTACTCGTTGGACATCAGAAACGGTGTGTCACCTTTGGACGGTGTCATCACGGCACGGTTCGCAGCGTTCTCCAAAGCGATCAAAACGTCTTGATGTGCAGTTTGTCCGTCACGTCCTTCTTTGAGCCAACGATGCATTCCAAGTTCAAAGACACCCGCATCGTTCTCTGCGGGTGGATACTTCTTGAACATCTTCTGGATATTACGCATCTCAGTCGATCCGAGACCTGACGCCGCAAGCTGTGCTATTTTGCCTTTGGCTATTGGATCATTGGCAGAAGCCGCCGCGAGTAAGCTGTCGTAATCCTTTGAGAGACGGGTGAAATTGTTCTGCATTTCGACCATCGCCAACATTTTGAGGCGTGAGTTCCACCACATCATTCCACTGGCATACGAGGTGGTATCAGACAGTCCACGCATGATCCTATCGACACTGCTTGTGGTGTAGTGCTTGACGGTCCCATAGTCACCAACGCCAGCTTGCAGTCGAGCATCGTCAGCGCCGTTCATCGCCATCGTCCGGTTACCGTGGCCCATCAGTTCTAGTGCGTAAGCGAGACTTTTGATCTCGGCGTTGCCCATGTTGCGTAGTGTCTGATTGAGTGCCTTGAGATTGCGGTAGGACATCGTGCCGAAACCAGTAGTCAATGCCGTGTTTGACAGGTCGGTCAGGCTGGGGATCACAAAGCCAGAGCCGTAGCGGATATAGTTAAACTCACGGACTTTTTGCATCGTAAAGTTCAGCAAGGATTCGGGATCGGCTGGTAAGTCTAGCTGTCCAAGCTGTCGTTGGACACCCAGTTCGACGTCCTTGGTTGCCTTCAGTCTCTCGTTGTCCAGCTTGTTGATCTGCTTTTTCGTCGCGCCCTCGCGGGTGGCCTTTGCGATCATGTCGAGATAATCGTCATCGACCGCTTTGATCATTCCTTTGAGGATTTCCGTTTCGCTTCCACCGTAGTGTCCAAAGGTTTTTCGAAACGCCATGCGCTGGGCGATATCGATGTTGGCGCGATACAGACTTTCGTACATGTCGTTCTTCAAAATGCCCATCTCTTGGGCTTGCCGACGCTGTTCGTTTGTCAGCTTGATCATGCGCTCTTTGAGGCGTGACGATTCCAGCACGTCAGTCGATAGTGCACCGCGTGGTGCTTGAGAACTTGTGCGAGACCCAAGAGTATTCGTTAGTTCTTCAACGTATTGTTCGAGTGGCTGATCGTTTTCTTTACGTTTGGTCAGACGCTTGGCTTGCTTGAGTTTACGCTTGGCTTTCCGTGCGCCTTTGGCTTGGTCATTCATGGCTGCGCGGCGTAGCTTTTGGACGGTCAAAAGGTGCTTACGCTTTTGCGTAGCGTCCACGACGTTTCGTTGCAGTGGGTCAATCCCAGCGTTCAACTTGTCGAGTTCTTTATCCAGCTTGTTGATCACTTGAGTGTTCTTATCGATCTTGCCTTGTAGGTAGCTGATACGTGTGCTGCGTGGCTGTTTAGCTTTCGCACGACCTTCAGCATCCGTTCTGATCGGCTTATCGATATTTGCCAGATCGATGTCAGCCGCCGTGAGATTTGCTTCAGCGTCTAGCACTTCTTTTTTAGCCGCCGTTTGACCACGGTAGTTCACCATGTCCAGAAGTGCTTTAGCTTCCTTGACGGTTTCTTCAGCTTGCAGACGCATCTTTTGTCCTGGGCGTCCGGTCTTAACCATCTGTTCGATATCACGCTGACGCTGCTTGGCTTCTGCTTCCAGCTTGCGAACCTCGTCCAGCATACGATCATTCTTGGCCTTGCGATTGTCACGGTTCAATTTCCGCTGATCGCGTTTTGCGATTTGTTCTAGCAGAATGTCTTTTGCTTCTTTGACTGACGCTTTGATGATGTCGAAGTTGGTAGACCTAAACTCGGCAGCGGCTCTTACAGCTTCTTTTCGCGATGCCGTCGCTTCTAAATCGGCGTCCTCTTCCATCTTCTGGAGTTTCTTTAAGTCAGTCCGGTAGAGGTCGCCGGTCCACTCGCCCAGTATTTCGTTCTTAGCGGTAGCACCTTGTTCGACCGTATATACAGTTGGTTCACCATCCGAATTCTTGACCGTGACGTCTTCGACCCCCAGCTTTCCAAACTGTTCTTTGGTCATCCCAAAAGTTGCTTCAAGAAACTCTTCTGTCGGATCGTCTGCAAAAAGTTGCATAAAGAAGTTCCGAGCCGCAATCGGACTGCGTCTGATCGCCTTGCCGTCCCACAATTGTGGCGATACGAACTTGCGACCTAGACGTTCCTTTTCGGTCATCATGCCCAGTTCGACCAGTTCGTCTTCCAGACGCAAGTTGTAGTCGTGCAGCACATTGGCTTGCTCTTTGGCTCGTTGGATCACCATCATGGCGTTCCCTTTGCCAAACCGGTCGATCAGGTTGTCAATCACGGCGTCATCAATGTCTTCATGTGCCGCTTTCGCGATGATGTCTTCGAACTCGGTTTTGCTGATGGCACTGGTAGTTTCTTCAACTGCTTTAGCCTCACCGGACGCCATTGGTCCCGCCGCGACGTCAGACGCCAGACCTTTAAGATTAGCCCCAAGATCGGCAGCTTTTTCTTTCACGCTCCGCAAGCGACCGGCGTCAGCACCCGCCATATCAAAACGTAGCTTTTCGAATGCCTCGTTGACCGGCCCTAAGATTTCCATTCGGAATGTCATGATGCGGTTCGTTGCGACTTCTTCCATCGATCTGGTTGCCACACCGGCTTCAGCGGCCTCGTCAATCATCCCACCGCGATTGTATAGTTGAGACGTAATGTCTCTAAACGTGCCGCTGTTGGACGTCATGCCACGAATGAGAGGCGATGCGCGACCTACCGTCTTTGTGACGGCAGCGAGACCGGCAGCACCAACGGCTTTGACACCAGCACGGGCAACGCCTTGGCCCATCAATGCGCCACGTTTAGCCATCTCGCTGGACTTCACAGCCGCCGCACCAACAGATCGACCGGCACCCGTCTCTGCGACCGCCTCGTACACCTGTTTGCCGTCGCGGGTGACACGCTTGAGTACGACACTTTCTGACAGTGACTCGCCTAGTCCACGGACGCCCATGCTGACTTTGCTGTCAGGCCTAAAGACATAATTCGGGTTCGATGGATTCAAAAAGCTGTCACCACGTCGTGCCGAAACGAATAGCCCAAGACCACCGCCGAGACCGGAAGACAACGCGGTGTTCAATACGCTCTCTTCGATGGTCCGCACGTCGTTCATCAAGTGCAGACCAGCTTCTTGTACGACGCTGAATTGTGCACCAGCCGTGGCCCACTTAGCGGGACGCTTGTTCATTAGCTTGCCGACTTTACTCGCGGTCCCTAAACGCTTCGCAATGTTGACCCCAGGTATTAGCGTGGAGATATCAACAATGGACCCAATGCCGCCAAGCAGCATTCCAAAGCCGCTGCCGTTTTGTAGCTTCGCACGGTCTGCGACTTGTGCGCGGAACGACGCCACACGGGCCTCGTACTGTTGTTGCGAATAGACCATGTCGAACTGACCGTCTTTGACAAACGCTTCCATGTCGTTGTCTTTGTCGCGGTTCGCGTTCCAGTGCGCGTAGACATTAAAGTTTTCGTCGGGCCGGTAGTTCCATGAGTTAGCGTCACGACCACGGTCGAACCCGTAGCGGATCGTGGAGCCAATCCACGTTTCTTGCATCCACATCTCACCGGCTGTGCCTATGACGCCGAGACCTTGGACGTTGTCTGTAGAGTACCGGCGGGGGATCGATTGGACCGTCTCGACGTTTGTCTGAGTCGTGGTCTGTTGGACCGTTTGTTCTTCAGCCATGTCGGCTCCTGTTTATCTCGATTTGCTGGACTAGTTAGACGCGACACGTTTATCGACGGGTCCAAGCTTAATGCGAACCTGACGCCCGACATCTTTGTTTGTACCTTCGTAGTCCCGCGACCCCATAATGAATGCAAGATTGTGTATTTTATCAAACAGAGTTCTGTCGGACCCCATTGTTATTGAAAGTGCCTTTGCAACACCCAAACCGCCAAACTTCTTTTCGTACTCTTCCGTGTTGTACACTTTGCCTTTACCTTGGGCATTGGTGTCCGAATAGTCTACGAAAATATTAAAGTCATACTGATCGACCAAATAGTAATGACCGTCTATGACCTTAATCATAGCGTCACCAAACGATTTCTGCATTCGGCTTGCTGCGTTCATTCCTGACAAATTTGAAAGTTCTGGTGAGTTGTCGCCACGCACGTCGATAGACCCTGCGCCTTTATAGTCTGTTTTTGAATTTACTTTACCAGCACCCTTACGTCTTGCGATGTCCATTAGAACTTCAAACTCGTCCATCGTAAGATAACTCTCGTCAATCTTAATGACGTTCTTTTTAAAGAAATCGGGCTGCACAATGTCACCAATTAGCAATCTTCCTGGGGTCGAGAATGCAAGCCCACCCATTTGGTTAACCTTCTTTGCAAGATTGATAGTACCTTCCGCAATACCTTTGACACCCTCGTAAGCAGCAATTGTCGCCAATGCGACACCACCCGCTGCGACCGTCGCGCCTGTAACAGCAAGGTCAGCGGCTTGTTCGACAAACGATCCAATGACTGCACCGGCCCGATTGAAGACTGTACCGTCTTCGACGTATGCGTCCATCAGTGTTCCTTCAGAATCGTAGACGTCACCAGATGTACTGATGGTGACTTCAAAGTCTTCTTCAGACGTGTCGGTAATGGTTCCAAATGTGTAGTTCGATTTATCTAGAACTTTACGGTTACGCTCAAGGACCGATTGTACCGTCGATAGGCGATCCTCTGTGTCTGCTTGTGTTGCTGTCGCGCGTGACGCTCTTTCGGCTTTCTTAAATGCACTAACGGTAGTCATGTTGGTATCGTCCAAGAATACTTCTTGACTGACAGGCTCCACCGTTGGGGCGGCGTTCCGTGGATCGTCGCGACCTTCAGTGTACAAGAAGGTCGATAGATTACCGTCTGTACCAATCACGATCTCATCGCCCTCGACCAGTTCACCTGCGTCTCTCGCAGCGATGTAATCACGGGTGTTGTCAAAGAACATCGCGCTGTCCATATCGACGTCAAGTTCTGCCAGCTTGTCATTCATTGACCCACTGATCTGCTTGAGCGCGTCGTTCATTTCAGTTGACATCCCAGCGTTCTCAATCGCCGCTCCGAGTTCTTCCGACAGTCGCATGGTGTCTGTGTTACCCAGTGACGTCACTGTAATTTCACCGTCAGTGTCCGGTACGACAACAGGCACAATGTTGTTGTCTATCGCAGTGTCCACCGGCGTCGGCTTTTCGACACCCAAGGCAATCTCTAGCTCACTCACTAGTGCTTCCGTTCCGACACTGTCGGGCCGCAATTGTGGGAGTAACGATCTGGCGACACCACCAGCCGACGCCGGTACGGGCATATCGTCAGGTCTCAAGCGTGGTTTTAGTGAACTCTGCAAGCCACTGTCTGGCTTTACCGTTGGTCTCAGTCGTGGACGTAATGATCGCTTGACGCCACCACCTTCGACCTTTGCGCCCTGATTGGGTCTCAATTGTGGTTTCAAAGAGGTCTCTGGGGCGGTGACTTTACGTGGCTTGGGCATCCCAAAGTGGTCTGCCGCTTGTGCTAATAGTTCTGGACTAGTGGTCTCTAGGAGTCCGTTTATACTATAATGTCCAAAATGCATTGCTTCTTGCTTTCGACGCAAAGCCAACGATTTGTTCTTGGTTCCGTTGGACTTGTCGCGTATCTCAAGGATCGCCTTTTGGACGTCGCCGTTCTTTATGTGTTTCACTAAGTTCGGACCGAGTAGCGCAGGGTTGTGCATCACCAGTGACGTTAAGGTCATACGCTGGGGTCCGCGCAGTGGTGCACCATCTGTTAACTCAGAGATCAGCTTGTCTGCTTGAGCGACTTGGGCCTCATATAGCGCACGGCTTTCGCGACTACTGACGCCTTCAGTACCGTCCATTAGTGCTTGCATCTGCTTGGGGGTCTTTCCGAGTACACCCGCCGCAAGCGCAAAGTTCTCAGCGTTGTCCAGATTGAATTCGTAGCCAATTACATTACGACCAATCGCGTCTTTTTGCACGTTTTGACTGAAGATGCGATGGCCCGTAATGAAATCAAAACGATCACGATTGTATCTACCAGCTTCAGTGTCAAATGCTGATGGTCCAATCTTTGAGTACACCTCGTTCTCCAGCATCTCAACGTAGTCGCCGTGTGGTAGGTCCAGCATCGTGTCCTCGACCGTCACACCAATCGTCGGGCTGACGAACCCCCCGTCGCGATATGCTCCGCGATACATTTCGTTTAGCAGACTGTTGTATTTAGTCGGGTCTCCGACGTCGTTAAGTGTGGTGATGTCGATAGGATTTTCAGTGAAATAGTTGTCTATGGTGTCCATTTGAATTTCCTATTTAACTAAGTAAAATGGCTTGGGACCACCACTACCATAGCGGGTGGGTTGATACTCACGCGGCGTAAGAGCGAGACGCTCAATGTCTGCCTGAGTCAATTTAGGTGTTCCAATAAATCTTGGCATGACAATCAATTCGTACTCACCAATCGCCCCATTTTGACCGTTATAGATTGGCTCTAAACGAATTCCTGGTCCAAAGATTGCCACGGCGGCTGCACGATCTAGTGCAAGATCACCCGTGAAAGTCTGGCTGTATTCCCAATTCGCTGAGTTAGACAAAAAGCCACGCTCTTTACCGGACGGGTGATACCGGCTGTCTACTTGTATCGCTTGACCGACTTGAAGTGATACGGGCATTCCGTTTTGGTTAACCACGATCTGTGAGTTATCTCCGAGCCGTGGTATAGGTTTCGCTGTAAGTGTACCTTCAGTGAAGATCGAAAACGCACCATTTTCAATGTTCAATATGTCATTCTCTAAGGTCGCGACGGTGTCTTCGACTTCTCCGGTGGCTGTGTTGAGAACCTCTTTGCCCAGCACGATACCACCAGCCGTGTTGGTCGCTTGCCGTCCAGACTTTACGATGCCATTTTGAACCCACATTTGATTTGACACGGCGTTGAATGCCGCTTGTTGGACATCCTCAGTACTGTAGTCACGATCTTGCGACATCTGATAGGCCACGTACACTTTACCAGCCGCCCTCAGTTTACGTTGAGTCTCAATGTCAATCCCACTAATTGATGACCATAAACCTGTAAATCGCCACTCATTTAAAAGCTGACGCTGTATCATCGCGCCCATTGCGTCTTCGTTAAACAGTTCAGTGACAGTTTGCTCACGTTCACGTTCATTAGCGGCATCAGGCACTAGGATTTCACCCATGCCTTTGCCGTCTAGTTGCTGCATTGCTTCAATAAAACCTGGATTAAAAGTCTTGGCAGCGGCAGCTTGTGGGGATGCACCATTCCGCATTTCGATAAACGCCGCCTCTGCACCGAGTTTTGCAGCAAAGTCGTTCTTTGGTAACAATGAGGCTAGACTTGCGCCGGTCGGATCGGCAATCATCAAGGCTTCCAATGCGTATGATTGCTGTGCTGGATCGCCCGACGTCAGGTGTGACGCAAACTTCTGTTGTACATTCTTAGGGAAATTACCCGCGCCGAAAGTCTGAACGTGATTTTTCAAGAACGCCCCAGCCTTTACTGACGCGCCATCGACACCCATTGGTGCATTACGATTAAGCCAATCTAGGGATGCGGATTTGTTTTCGGATGGATCATAGGATGGTGCGGGTGGCAATCCATTAGCCACGTTGTTCATTGCGACCTGATTGAAATGGTATTCAGCAAGCTTTGAGCGTTCTGTGTTGAGGTCTTTTTTGAACGCAGCGATCTGCGTCATGGAAATCCCTGGAGTATTCTGCATCTTTGCGACTACGGCAGACCCTCTGTTCCCAATCAGTGCTAGCTTTGCGTATTCGTCCTGAGTGTTTGTCAACGTGGTGTTGAAATCTGAGGACATCTGAGAGAACGCCTGTTGTCCCGCCATTGTCGTGTTTCGTTGCACAGCATCCATCAACGAGGTCTCTGCTTTCGCACTCATGATGGGGAACTTCTGAGCGATTGACGGCATCTGAGGTGCAGACGGGTCCATTGGATCTTGCGCTTGGTGGTTCATATGAGCAATGAATTTAGCGATCCCGTTCTGTGACATACGTCCGGTCATCGCAGCGTTCACCATGATCCCCAAGTTTCTGGCTTGGAGTTGACCGGTCGTTTCACCAGCCCGTGATGTACCACCTTTAAGGATCGAATTGAACGCCGCTGCCGTGATCTCAGGCTGGGCCATCTTGTTGTAGATCGACCGTCGATACTCTAGATCGGACGCCGCCTTTTGACGTCTAACAGTTTCTTGCGCGGCGGTGACCCGTTGGGTCTCGTAGTTAGAAGCCCAAGCGGTCTGCATAGCCATGTCTACTGTTGGGTCACCAGTGCCATCTTTGTAATTGTCTTGCCAATACTGCGAGGCATTCGCTTCGAAAGTGCTAGGTGCACGTTGCGCTTGCGCGAGGGCAAAGTCGCTGTACATCCGTGACCCAATGTTTGCACCAAGGCTAGACTTAAAGGTGTCAACGAAATGTTTATTTCCCTGTTGTTCGGGACTTGTAGTACTCAACGCTGCTCCTACATCGCGAGACTTTGGGTTCTCCATGTAGTAATCAGTCGCGGAGACAGTCGCTTGTTTCTTCATATCTACTGCGTATTCTTGCGCTTCGATCTTTTGGTTCTGGAAGTGTGCGTCTTGAAAAGTACCAATGCTTTGCGAAACGGAACCAAAGAACTGATTAAAGGCATTCGTAAGGTCGCCGCGAAACGGGTCTAGCCCAGCACCTTGGCTCTGTATTTCGGGAACTTGTTGAGCAAACGATTGAGTTTTGACACCAGCGAGACCACCAGTGGCTCCACGATAGTTGGTCTGAGACCGTGCCATTCTAGCCATTTTAATTTCCCTTGATCGCGTTCAGTGTTTGTTGTTGTCCGTAAGCATTCGCACCAATCGACAACATGGTGGACGTCTTCTGGAGTTTCGCCGTGGTTTTACGTGCAGACACTTCAGCCAGCGTATTGGTTGTCTGATTTTGAGCCAGCGTAGTACGACTAATGTAGTTCTGCTTGGCAGCATCTTTTTGACTTTCGAGTGCCAACAGCGCGTTCTGGCTGGTCTTGTCGAGCCTCGTATAGTTCAACGCATTCCCATAGGCTTCCTCAAACAGGATCGTACCAAGACTTGCGTCGGACAACGCTGTTTCGGTTGCCCTCATTGTGCCTAGCGATTCATTAGCTGCACGAAGAGCGTCTGACTTTTCGTCAAAATCGCGTGACTGTTCGTCAGCCATTTGCCTGTTGGTTTCTTGATATTCGGCTTTGGTTTGCGCTTGGGCCGCTGCGTATTCTTGCTGTAACTGCGCGTTGGCTCTTTCAGCCGCTTGGTTAGCTTGAGTGATAGCAGCACGTTCAGCCGCCTGTGCGTTCATCATCTGCAAGCCCATCAGACCGGCTGTTATTGGATCACACATGATGTTTACCCCGCTCTCGTAATTTCGTTGAACAATCCTGTGTAATCTATCGACGTGATGTTCATGGGTTTCTCTGTGTCATTGAGTATTTGTATTTCGACGGTGTCTGATCGTGACATCACAGGACACTTAAATGACCCCAAGGGGGCAATCGCAGGGACACCAATCAGGTTGGCTCCAGACCCGACGATCCGTCCCGTGAACTGAAAGGTCTTTGCGGCTCGAAAGTCAGCGGTGACTTGCACCTTGAAATGACCCGTGTCCTTGAAGTTGAACTTCATGTTTTTCAACTGAAAGCGGCCCGTGGTAATAGTCGTTTGCTGACTTTGAGGATCACGCGGATACAGCTTCGAGAGGACTACGCGAGAGGTGAACGTGGTCCCAACGATAGCTGCACCGGTGCTAAAGTCTCCAACCGCTGTGATCGTTGTGCTAGTCGGGTGCGAGACGTTTAGAACTTCACCAACGAGGCCGGTCGTAAAGTCGGTAGACAGCACAACGGTCGCGGCGTCTTGGTGCGGATACGGAGTGGTCCAAGTGGTCAGACCCGTACCGGCGGCATAGGTTCCCGTCAGTGATACCTGACGATCCATGCTGATCTGGTACGGGTGCTTTTCGTTTGACAACTCGTAGCGCAAGAAGATTTTCTCAAAGACAGTCGCACCGTTGCGCGTCAGGACCATGAACAGTTCACCGTTGATGATCTGCATGAACTTAATGACTGAGCCGGTCCCAAAGGTCCATTTGGTCCAAGCTGATTGGGCCTTGGTGTTTCCGTCCATGTACATCTTGTAGCAGTAGAGTGCGTTTGGTTCTGACTCACTGAGGACAAATATGAGATCATTAGTCGGATCGCCGGTCATTCTTACGATGGGTGCAGGGACATACGACAATGCGTGAAGTGTAATGTCTTGAGCGACGTTTGACACCGACGTGTCATCGTATTGATACTCAAAGACCACTGCGTCTCTGCCCGACTGAGCCGCAAAGTACAGCGTGTTACCAAGCGTAATCGGGCGGCACTTTGGTTCTGTCAGATAGGTCGTTGCGCGATCCACACTGGCAGTCGATGGGGCCAGCTTCTCGGACCCGCTGACTTCGAATTGTGCCTTGTCGGATGTCAGAAAGAGTGACTTACGAAACGCTGTAGCGTGGACCAAATTGTTCACCGTGTCTGAGGACACTGTTAGTCCAAACCCATCGCTGTCTAATGATTGTGTCGAAAAGTCAGGCCAAAAAGTAAAGTACTTACCGGACTGACTGAAGAACACCGTTTCGCCAGACACAAATCCTAGACGGTTGCGGTGGTAAAACAATGCGGTAACCTTCGATCCCACAAAGTCTGGATCAGGGACCGTTTCGATGTCACCAGCGATCCGACTAGCGTAGGTTCCTTGTTTAAACGTAAAGGTTCCATCAGCGTTTCGAATAAGAAAGTGCGGCATGGTCGTGGCGTCAAACGCATTGTCAGCATAAGGATCGGCACTTTCGACCCAACCGCCTTCGTCGGGATCAAACTTGGCCCAGTAGCCAAACTGTTCGCCGTCCACGTTTGCACCGACGCGAATGTTGTATCCGGTAGGTGCAGTCAGCGGTAAGTATTCTCGTTTCGAAACGACCTCAGTCATGCTCCACGGACCATACGTCGCGTCCGAGCCAGCGTGTGCGATTGTGAACGCTGCGTTCCCTTGGATCAGGATGGTCTGGTCGAGTACCGTGTGGGTAAACCCAGAGGGCAACGAGATGTTCGAATTGATGTTCGATTGGACTTCAGTGCCACTAATAGAGTTCCCACTGTAAGACCAAATGGTACTAGTCGATCCACCCGTCGTTATGCTGATTGAATAACTAGTCGCATTGTTCGTGGTCCGACAGTTGATCAACGCTTTGTACGGATCGGTGTAGGTGCTGGCAGTCATCGCCACAGTTTTCTGCGCGTTGGCAATGACGGTGTAATCTGCAAGTGTCACGAAAGACACATCGTCTCGTTCCGCACCCGTGATGTAACCCACACCGTTTGGCGTGGTGACGGTCTTTTCGACGCCATCAAGATCAAACACTTTGATCGTATTGTTGTTCACCACGATCATATATTGTTCGGCGGTGTCACGCGCATACGCATAGATCGCCGGTTTGTGACTAGCAGAAATACTAGCGATGTTCGAAATGTGTCGGCTAGATGGACGGCTTTCGACGCCCCCGTTGACCACTGAGACCAATACGTTCTCTGCTTCTTGTACTTGTCCTGGGAGCCTCACAGGGTCGGGCTGTCGGCTGACACCTTGGTATAGCGTTTTGATCGCTTGTTGGACTAGTTTACCCATTGTTATCTCCCCGATATCGGTGAGTTGCGGTAGGTCGCGTAAGACATGTACGCACTGCTAGTCAGAATGTTGTTGTCTTCATTTTCGGCTTCCATGTCCATCAGAGCCGCATAGCCTTCTTGCTCTTGTCGAGCGGCAAAACTGTCCAGCAATGTGCTGCCCATAGCACTCTCTTGGAACTTACGGGCCGCACGGAATGCGATGTAGTTCTGTAACTCAAAGTTTAGCGCATCGAAATCTAGCGAGATCAATACGTCTACCTTTAGATCACGGTCGAAGGTGTAGACATACTTGCCGATATCAAACAGTTTGCGTTTACCGTCCTGCTTGCGGACCGTCACGTTTACGTCCTTATCGTCGCCAACTGTGTCCACTCGGAGGTACTGGTCAGGGACCATGATTTCGTTGTCACTGTTTCGACTAAGCGTGATGCCTAGTTCTGAGTTTTGCTGCCAGCCTTTCGCCAGCACCTCTTTGACCGTCTGGTCCAGTTTGAGTTCGGCGGCTTCAGCGTCGGGTAATCCACTAGCCAAACTAGACACCGGTGTTTCACCAATGACATTCAAGATGATGTTGACTGCTTCGATCTTGGTCAGCATGACGTTTCTCCAAATTCAAAAAAAAAGGGACACCCACGGAATTACCCGCAGATGCCCCTTAGATCGGCGGCTCATTTGCCGCGCACAATTAAGCTGACTTGAACTCAATTGCCATTTCTGGACGCATAGTACCGTGACCGACGAACATTTTGGAGACCATAAAGTCTTCCAAACGACGCACGTCGCGCTCAGTTTCCATGCTGATGTCAAGCAGCTTGACGGTCGCAACAGATTGCGGACACCACATGACACCAACGGTGTTCGTGTAGTTCGCCCGATACTTGCTGTAGACAGTCGCAGTTGACGTCTCGTCGGAAGTCGGAATGTTCCGCGATTTGCAGATCGTCACACCGTCAATTACCATCGTGTCAGCACGACCAGCAACACCACCCGAATTCGGCTGACCCGCGAAGTCACGGTTCAGAACGAGGTACTGATTGCTAGCGTCTTGAGCATACTTGATCGCGTCAAAGACTTCAGTTGTCACAGCGAGATACCTAGGCATGTCCTCTGGGACGTCTTTGTTGAACAGTACGATGTTGGCGTTGCGGATCGCTTCGATCCACTCCTTACCGTCGTATACACCACTGGCAGATGGTGCGAGACCAGTGTCAGTTATCGATGAACCACCAGGAAATGGTGACACAGCCGCTTGACGGGCTGCAAGGATCATCTGACGGAACACGTTCTGGTCAAACACTTTAGCAAGAGCGCGACCCATCTCGGCTGAGATGATAGAACGCATGTCAAAGTGTGACAAGATGCGGTCGAGGTCTGCAATCGCGTAGTGAGACACAAGAATGTCATCTACGTTGATTGTCAGTTCGCTTGTTGTGAAATCATTGCCGAGCATTTCTTGCCCAGGAGTATGGTATTCACTGGTTGCTTTCCAAGTTTTCGGGAAGCGGTAACTTTTAGCACCACCGTTGAGTGATTTCACGGTGTGCTTGTCGAGGGTCACAGTCGCGTTGTCAAAAGCGGTGAGAACTTCACCACCAAAGATATCAAGGTACAGGCTACGGTTGTCTAGTGAGCCACCAGACGTCGCGCCTTTACCAAAGCGTACTGGACTTGATGCATCGCCAAAGGCCATGTCAGTCTCCATTTGAATAAGATTAAAAGGTTTCTTTTCGCCTTCGTCTTTTCCAAAAGATTGTCCGACGTATCGGGTCAAATTGTAATCAGTGCAGGGCTAGGTCACTTGGAGACTTGCCGGTCTCAGTCAGTAACCTCTGGTTGCCGTCAGCGGGGCAAGTGCGTTCGGCAGAAGCACGACCGCAAAGCAAAAAAATAGAGGGCGTTAAGCCCCCTAAGTTTATTTTTTGGGAAATCCCTTTTTCATATTTGAGTACGATTTAGCACTCACAGTTGATTTCGACTTAGGCCGAGACGTCCCAGCTTTCTTTTTCGCATTCATGTTGGCATAGAGACCTTTTTTCTTTGGCATTATTCTAAATCCCATTGTGCGCGTTGCATTTTCATGGCGACCTGTTGTCTAAACGCTGGGTCACTCTGGTAAGCGGGGTTCGACATGTCCGCTTTCATTTCGGCTTTGGATCGATAGCCAGACGATGTGGACGTGGTGATGCCCGTTCCGTTTAACAGCGAGGGTTCACCTGTCGATTGCTGTTGTCGGGTTCGAAGAGCGTCGATTGCGACCGTCCAATCAGACGATCCGAGCATCTCGTTATAGCGATTTAGTTCTGTTTCTGGGACGTTGTCCTTCGCCCAGTTCGACAACGCATTCCATTCCGCTTCACCGCCAGCATAATCGATTGCTTCCTTTGTGCTGGCCTCTTGCCGGTACACCATGTTTTCGACATACGTCTGAACAAGTTCGCGTTGCAGACCCACTTTAGCCAATGCGGCGTATGCCTCATCTGACAGATCACCATTGGTCTGTATTTGTGTCTGTAGTTCTGACGGGTCCAGACCGGCGGTAGTAACGATGTCAGCCACAGCCTCGTCGTTTGTCTCAGTTTCGGCAGTAGGCGTAGTGTCTTCAGCTTTCGCTGGTTCTTCTGGTTTACCATTGAGCCGATAATCAAGTTCTTTTGCGTGATTTTGCCAATCGTATTGACCTGTTTCAGCGTTATAGAACTTGTCATGTCCACCTTCTGGTTTGCCCTCAACGGGTAGTTTCTCAACCGGATCGACGTCGACTACTTCACGATTTTGGAACTTTGTCGCCATCGCTTCGTTATATTCTGAACTACCTTCTGTGATCGTTTGGTCTGTCATGCGTCACCTCTACTGTTGCATCATCGCTTGTTCGCCAGCCATACCGCCGACCGCTTGACCAGCCGCACCCGCCATCGCTTGTGCACCTTGCTGCATCGCGGCTTGCTGTTGTTGTTGCTGTTGTATTTCTTGGACTTCTTCTTCAGATCGAACAGCGTCGGGAAGGTTCAGACCGTGGAACGCTTTGCCCAACAGTTCGCTGAACTTAACGTAAGCCAGTGTTTCGGGTGGCATCCCTTGGATAAACTGGAGAGCCGTTTGGACACGCGAGATGTCTTGCTCACGACCCAGTGCTTCGAGCCCCGTCAGGATTACCGGCTCGACCATTCCGTCAGGCCACGGCGGTAGCTGTCCGCTGCGTTTCATTTGGAGAACAAGACGAGACATACGGGCTTGCTGCATATCAGCGTTTAGCTGGCTGTAGACACCACCAAGAGTACCTTCGAGTTGCTCAGTCATCTTGCGGACTTCAAACGCTGTAGTACGTTCCGAGTCCCTTACGGTCTCCGCGCCCATCAAGAACGCCGCCGACAGTTCGCGTGTTTGTCTTTCGAGTTCGTTAGCACACAACTGCATTCCGCTGTTGTTGGCGAACTGCAACATCACAACGTCCTCTGGGTTGCCTACAATGATGTCACCGTTGTCAGCCTTCGCGAACCGACGTCGCAAGTTAAGACCACCGGCAGCATTCGGACGGATCATGGTGACGTTGCGACTAGCCATTGCGGCCCCGTCGAGCATCGATTTGGACAAGGCGTCAACCGTGCGTAAATCTGGTAAATGCTCATCGACTTTGCCGCGCCCGTAGTCCTCGCCAATGACACTGGTGTAGCGCAATGCATTGTACGGGAGTGTTTCATAACGACCCTCAGACCCAGCGACTTTCTTGCTGTTGATCTCTTGGTAGCAAACGAAAACGCCCGTCTTGTCCATCTTGCAGTGCGTGTAGAGCGGCACAGAGTTCTGTGAGAAATCGTCAGCCGCCACCAGTTTCCGTGCGGATTCTGGCAGTGCTTCTGGACTGAGGTACTCTTCAGTAATGATCTCTTTGACAGCACCGGTGATGTCACGCGACACACAATATTGGTCTAGTCGAAAAACACGAATAGAGTTGTCAGCTTGCATCATTTCGAGCGCATTGCCGGTGACCAAAAGATACTGGAGCGCAAGGTTAGTTGCACGTCTCCATTGTTTTCTTTCGATCTCTGCTTGGATTAACTGTTCGGAAAGCACTAGTCCCTGCACGATGTCCGAGCCTAACGCCATCTCACCTTGTGCAATACGCGCCTCTGGTGGTATGTCTAGCTTGAACGAAGGTTTCCCTGGGGGATACATCGCAACCATTAGCCGAGCCGACAAGGACACAACGGCCCGTGCGCCTAACCCTTGGTACGGTTCGGGCATTACAGAGTGTTCGTTGTGACCTTCAGGTGGCATTAGATACGGAATGGTCAGTTCAGCACAATCCCGTGCGCGTCGGAGATACGGGTCGCGCTTCGCCTTCATCTTGGCGTAACGGGCCTTTGCAGTTTCTGACATTGTATTACCTTTTATTGATTAGTGTTGATCCCAGTGCCAACAGTTTGACTACTTGGTTTGGCGTTTAGGCCTATAGTCAAACCCGCACGGCTACTATCTATGGTCTTTTTTTTAACCCGCCTGACTGATCCTGTCGGCTTACTTGCTGCCATAGGTTTTTGATCAGGGATGGAAGAACCGCTATTTGTTGTGGTGGTATCTGATACTGGCTTTCCGTTTCCCAATTGTTTAGCAATCTGTCCATCTAATATTGAATTAAAGGAATGGGCTTTACTAAAACCAAGTGGACGATCTCCTTTGCCAGGGAAATGCTCATCCATGACATTACGCGCATTCGCATAAGTTTGAGTGTGGGGCTGATCTTTTTTACCCGTCAAGTTAGGCATACACATTGTTTCGTCTCCTACTGGTTTGTATTGATCCCAGTGCCAACAGATTTTAAAGCACTACCGCTGCCCAGTTCGATCCTGAGATTGCTGCGTATAGACTTGCCCTTTTTTTTGTTGGACGATGCCGACGTATAAGCCTGTGAATCAGGGAGAATTGCTGCGCTGGGCGTAGGTGCTGTCGGGGCTTTTAGTTCGGGTGGTGGCGGCGGTGGAGGCGGAGCCGGTGGTGGCGGTGGAGGGGCTTTTGGAAAGCACATTATGATAACCTTTTTTGGAGAGCGACTGAGGGTTCTTCGAAGCCCAATGTTTCGTAGAGCGCGAGGGTGCGGTCGTGGTGAACACCGGTTGAAACGCCGAGACTGATTGTCATGACACCAATGTCTCTAGCCCACGCCTCGTATGCTTTAATTAAACGCATCGCAGCGATCCCGCCGCGCTTATCCTGTTGGACAAACAAAGCGAGATCAGCCGCGACACGATCCTTGGAGAACCACTGGGAGAACGCTGTTCCAAGGAAACCGCCGACCACGACAAAGTCATTAGTACAGACCAACGCACAGTAATCTTGTGGATTATCGATGGCGGTGCGTACCAGTTGTTTGACCTTTTCGTGATCGAAATAGTACTGACTAAAGCGTGGTGACTCAAAGTGCATCAAAGCAGCGAGAGCCATCACGACCGGTAGATCGTTGTGTGTCATTGGTCTGATCATTCACCGGCCTCATAGTCTTCTTTAATAAGGACAAGCCCGTCGATGAATTCTCGGACGGCTGCGTAACGATGCGCCAAGATGACATCCTCATCGAACTGGATGCACCGACGTGGATGATGTTTGTCTAACGCTTCAATAAACTTGAGTGTTTCTAGCGGTAAGTCATCCATTGGCAGAAGTCTCCTTTTGGTTCCACCGCTCGAAATTCTCTTCGAGAACTTCTTGTGTCCGATAGCTGGCCTTACAGATCGGACACTGTCGTTTGCGGCGGGTGTAATAAACGTCGTTACGCATCACTTGAGACGTGAAGACTACTTTGGTTGCGTGATTGCCACACACATTACAGCCCACAAGGTTCATCATAGGCCGGTCCCTTTCCACAGTTTGAGTTGCGCTTCAGTCCGCTTCAGTTTCTCGTCTAGGTCTTTCGACTCCTGTTCGAGACGCTCTGCATTTTTCTTTGTGATTTCATAAAGTTCTTGCAGCTTCGCATGGGTTTCACGATCAATCATCTCGTTCACCGTATTGGACATGCGCCAGTGGCACATTCATCGTCCATGAGTTCTTCGAGCGTGTTGTACAGTTCGATGTCTACCGGCAGTAACTTGTCGTTGTACTCATAGAACGTCTCAGCATCGACAACTTCTTGTGGTAAATACTTGTATCCCAAGTCCTCTGCCGTTTTTGATGGATCATTACGAAACAGCCAAGATACACCAACGTATGAGTCCCAGTTCGCAAGTAACCAATCGACAATACCTTCAGCTTCACTTGGATCATAAGAGATGGTCACGGAACAGTTCTGTTCGACATAGTGTTCCATCAGCATCTTGTAGCGTCGTAGCTGGTCGATAGCACTTTCGAGGTTCACCTGTTTGCCATCGACGCTGTCGAACTTGAGGTCTTTCCACTCGACCGGAAAGGTCACAAGCACAGCATCTGGGTCCATTGGGTTCGGGATGACCTTGTAGTTTGCAGCTTTAAGCATTCCCAAGATCGGGTCGTGTCTACTAAAGTTGACGTTGTTGAAGATGTAACGACCAAGCGGTTTGTGCACCCCTTCTGGGCAGTCCATGACCTTGCTCAAAGTGCCACTTGGTTTGACCGTCGTGACATTCTTAGGACGTGGAGTTCCCAGTTCGTCGCTCATTGAGTACGCAGCTTGCACCACGATGTTTCGCAGTGACTTCAGATCGTAAGCCGACAGGTGACCACTGACGATGCCTGTTAGTCCCACACCGCATAGCCGCAAGAAGTCGTTGTTCTGTTGCCAAGCCTCTTGCAAAATGCCGTCATTAAAGTTCACACACGTTTGTCGATAGTTAGCACGGGCGACAATCTTTGCGGCGTGGTGTAAGTTGTTGGTATCACCTACGAATTTACTAACGTCAATCTCACAAAGGTTGCATACGCTCTTGTCAGAAAGTAAAATTTCCGCGCACGGGTTGCATCCGTCGAACCAAGGTGCCCTCGCTCTGGCAGCTTCACCGTTAATAAATCCTGGCTCCGACCCGTTGCTGTCGATCATTAACTGAAAGATCGATGAGAGTTCTTTGCGACTTGGCTTTTGATTAAAGATCAAACTGTTGTTCGACTGAGAGCGTTGCGGATTGTCTATCCAATGTTCGTTCTTTGCGGTAGCGAACTCTTCCCATTCGGCTGATCCGTACTCAACTAAACAAATTTCTGCGCTGCGACGGCTCGACAAAACTGTGCCTAACCAGTTCACAATGTCCAGAATGTCTATCTTCTTGAGCAACTGACCGGCACGTTTAGACATGATCGTCGCGATAGCTGTGAACGCTTTAGCAATCGCAGCATCACCAGATGATATCCAACCGTATCCTGCCAAGCGATCACCGGCTGGACGTATTTGACTAAAGTCAAGAACGAGAGTGTCCGCTGGATACTTACCAGCCATCAGCTTGCCAACAGCTTTAGCCCACGCCTCTGCAGAGTCACCAACAGCAATCGACCAGACCTTTTTGTCTTCGTCCCAACGCTCGACGTTGTGGTCACAGCCGCCTTTAGCTTTACGCTTGGACCGTTTGACCTCGACGTTCATTGGTTTCGTGAAGCCATTCAATGTGCCAGCTTTTGGTACAAAGCCGACGCCAGCACCTTGCAGTAGCAACCACAAGATATCGACAAGGTCACTGACAGTTTTGGCATGTGTAAAACTACAGTTAAACATCGATGCTTCACGCCGCTTACTGATCTCTGTCCCACCAAGCCAAAGCGTCCGTCCACTCATAGAAACTTTGCGGTCCATCATTAGACTTTTGAGAACGGCAAGTTCATTGTGCATCACGTTGGTGACTTCTTTAGCCCCAGCCGCACGACACCAGAGCCAGCCCTGATGGTCGATCACACGATCAACTGTTTGTTCCCAGCTTTCGAACTTCGTACCGGCGTCATCCAGAGGACGGTTGTATGTGCGGCGCGTAATAATCTGTGCGCGTGTCGATGGTGATCTCATTATAAAATGTCCTCAAGATATGGGGGTCTGTATGTGGTTGGCTTCAAGACTTTGCCGTTGGCACTATAGACGGCACCATCGTCACTGAACTTCGTCATGTTCGATGCGTGAACACGCTCGTATGCTTTCGACAGATTGAGGCCAAACGTGGCGGCAAAACCACTGAGGGTGTACTGAACGTCAGCAAGTTCTTTCAGCAAGTGGGCTTTAAGTTCGATGGCTTGCTCGACCGTGACAGGCTCGAAATCAATATCGTCCATTTTGTCAATTGCGTCTAAGACTTCATCGACTTCTTCAGCCAAAAATTTAAAGCGGCGGTAGCATTCAGCTTTGGTGAACTCGACGTTCAACGGGTGCCGTGCAGCCTCTGCGAATTCCTTGTAAGTTTCTTCGCGGGACAACAGTTTATCCAGTGCAATCTTAGTCATTGCTCACGACCTTTGTTGAACTCTTTGATGAGCCTTTGGAGATACCACTGCGCTTTTTGGAGGTCCGCTTCCGGTCTGCCTTTGGTGGCGTATCGGCTGACGTACTTGATGACGTTGCTGACGCAGACCGCTTCGTTCCCTTTGAGTTTTTCGCAGACTGCAAGACTGTAATCGATGGTTTCGATACCGTTGCGGAACTTGTAGTGGGCAGGGCTGACGGTTTGTGCCAGATCGTTTCTGTCGGATGCCATAATTTTACTTCTCCCGTAGTGTAATTGTAATCTTCGAACCGCAATATCCGTGCGAGTTGCATCATGGTGATTGCGTATTTCGTGGTCAGCCGGTTATCGACAAACGCCGCGACGGTGGATTGCCAGAGGTTTGACTCACGACCACTGTCCAAAATCTTCTCGGCTTTCGCTGGGCCAATCCCTGGAATGCCTCTGTAGTTGTCCACACTGTCTCCAGTTAACGCTTGCTTGTAGACCAGCCGGTCAGCCATACCTCTGTTAGTCCTCAGTGGTCTGGTCATTCGATCAGGATTGTAGAACTTGGTGGGAAGCGTGTGCATGTCCTTGTCGATTGAGATCACGACAGGGTTCGCAAGGTCGGGATGACCACTGAGAATTCCCAACACGTCATCAGCTTCAAGACCGGCGAAGTGGACCGACTGATGTTTGTCTTTTAGGTACTCAATGACCGCACTGAGTGTCGGTGGACTCTCAGAACCTTTGCGGTTTCCTTTGTATTCGGGGTAGATGTCGTGGCGAAAGTACACACGCGACGGACACGACCAGCACATGATGATTTTGTTTGGTTTAACTACCCGTGTCCAGTGTTCGACCAACAAGTCAGCCTCGCGGATCGCGGTCTTTGGGTCGCCAATCAAGACGTCATCGAAGCGGTCCATAGTTTTTGCAGCCGCCCGATACGCAATGATATCGGCGTCAATTAACGCAATGGTCATATTATTTCCTTTAGTGAGTTTCGAGCCATGATTTGCCGATGTCGTATGACCCACTGGTCGGACACCGGAGTCCTAATCGTTCCCCCGCAAGGGTGATCGCTTTGGCGAAGAGTTTGCCCAACGTCTCTGCAAGTTGTGGTTCGCACGACAGTTGGACTTCGTCGTGCACATTGGCGCAGTAGTGGAAGCCAACAGGCCGGTCGTTCACCACTAGTCCCTCGCTGACGCAGAGGTCGAAGTGGAAAACCTGTACGGCTTTCTTCATAAGTATCGCCCCGCACGATTGGAGCAAAAAGTTTAACGCCGAGTGTTCACTCTTGGTCGGTACACGACGCTTATCGACACCCAAGATGTAGCCCTTCTGGGATTTCTTAACGACGATGTCGGACAACTTACCGAGACCTACGACACCCTCACCGATACGCTTACGTGCCTCTTTGCCCTTTTGTGGACTACCGGCGTCCTTTAAGATTTCGGAAAGTTTACGATCACTGGCACCGTAAAGGTATGCATAGGTCAGGCGTTTTACGTCGTTCCGACTTTCGATTTGTACCAGCTTGCCGGTCATCGAATGGACGTCAGTGCCTTTGTCTTTGTCGCCCAGTAATAGCTGATCGCGATACCGACCGTCATCGAACAGACCAAGGTATGACGCAAGCATTCTCAGTTCGAGCGCGTCTGCGTCGATCCCAACTAACAGGTGACCAACGTCTGGCTTCCAGACCTCACGCATCCTCGGATCTTTCTTATCGATTTGCCCCATGTTCGGGCCGAAATGTGAGCATCTGGACGTTGTTGTCCCAATAGTATTGACCTTGCCGTGCACATACCCACGACGGCTGACACACTTGAGCCACCCGCTGTCACCTTCGCTGATCTGAGAGAGTTGCTTTTGACACCTAAAGTATCTGCTAAGTGCTTTGGCTTCGCCGTACTTGAGAATCGACAACACGCCTTCATCGATCTGTGGTGACCCCGCCGGTGTAAAGACTTTGGGTTTCCAATTGTACTTAGCGATCAGGCGTTCAGCAATCTGCTTACGGCTACCAGGATTAAAGATTTCTATGCGATCCTTGAGACGCTTGCCGGTCTTCTCGCTCCACCTTTCGTGCGTGATGGGCGGGAAGATTTCTTGCAGTTCCGCTTCGATCTCCACCATCTCGCCACGCATCTCAACAGCCAACGCTTGTGCCGCTTCGACGTCGAGGCGAAACCCGTGTTGTTCTTGTAGATGGATGACCCACGCGAAGTCATGCTCCAGTTTAATCGCGTTGTCTAAGGTCGGATCAATCAGCGTCTGTAAGTGCTGATAGACCTTGGTCGTTACGGCGACGTCTTGATCGCAATACGTTGCCATCTCGGTCGAGAACTGTGACCAATCTTCGTGGTCTCCCTTTTCGAATCCCAACTGTTCACCCCACGCCGCAAGGCTGTGGCGTCTGCCGGTGGGTTGGACGAGGCGTGAGACAATAAGACTGTCCCAGATCAAGTTGCGATCCATCACGTCATCACCGTAGATCATCGCGAGGGCTGGGTAATCGAACCCAACGCCGTTGTGAAATACCACACGATCAGCGGTGCGTAGTCGGGCGAGACCGTGCGAAATCGGTGGGTAGTCAGGGTGATCGGCGTAGCACGTCACCTTTCCGTCAAGTGTGCCAATCGAAATGCAGTGCACTTTGGTTAGCTGATGGAGTAGTCCATCTGTTTCAATGTCGGCTATCAGAATATCCGGTTGATCCATTTTGTTTACATATCCTCAATGTCATCAAAGTTGTCTGGGTTTGCTTCATAGAGAGTTGCTGTATCGTGGTCGTACACAAGGTGACCCATTGGACCCGTGATGCCCACGTATCGATTCTTTAAACACGCGACCTTCAGTATGTCTTCACCACCGGAAGCGTCCCGTGACACAGCGACCACGGTGTCTGCGAGTTGAGCCACCGATTGTGATCCACGCAAAGACGATAGTGTTGGTTCGGCTCCGTCTTCGAACCCCTTGTCACCACCCGCTCGTCGAAGGTGACTAATCAGAATGATCGAACAGCCGTACTGTTCGCTGAACTGACGCAGCTTTGACATTGTGTAGTCGATCTGTTGTCTCTCAGACCCCGTGTTGCTGACCATGAAGTCTGCACCACTAAGCAAGATCGACAGGTGATCTAGCACCACGAACTTTGCGCCCAACGCGACCACCATGTATCTCATTTTCGCTAACAGGTGGTCACTGTCTGCCGAGCCAAAGTGGTCAAACAGCGTCACCAATCCGTGTCCAAGCGACGAGTCAAATGCGTCTTTGCGCTGGGCCTCGGTCAGATCGTTGGGTAGGTGCAGTGGTTTCTTTGCGGCAAGCGACATGAACCGTAGTGCTGTCCGACTGACGCTCTCTTCGAGCGCAATGTATGCGACGGGTTGCTGTTGGTTTACCGCCAGATCGTAGGCCAACTGAGCCGAGATAGTACTTTTGCCAACGCCGCTACCCGCCGTGAGAACCAAAAGTTCGCGGTCACGCAGACCGTAAAGAACTTTATTCCAAGATGGGAACGGGTACGGCGCGCCCATGTCAATATCTTTGTTAATGTCATCCCAAAGTTCCTTTGCGTTAACGACACCGTCTGGTCGTTGGGTTTTTGCTTCATAGACACACGAAATTAGTTCCTTCACGCGACCAGCGATCAGCATCTCACCGGCATCTTTAAGCGGCGTGGTGGCGATCTTAGCTTTCCCTGGGGTTATCAGATCGGCACACTTTTGGGACGCTTCCGCACCCGCTTGGTCGTTGTCGAACATGAAGACCACCTCGTTGAAACCTTCGAGGAACTCAATGTTTCGGGTGACTGCTTTGGGACTACTCTGTGCACCGCTTGGGATCGACACAACAGGCCATGTCGGGTTCACTTGGTGGTACGCAAGGCAGTCGATTTCGCCTTCTGTCACCACGATACGCTTGCCGCCTTTGTTGGTCCAAAGATGCTGTCCGAATAACTGAACGTCAGTCATGTCGCCTGTCGTGTAGAACTGCTTGCCAGCCGCTCTGATCTTCTGGCCCACAAGCTGACCGGCTTGGTCGCGATAAGGTGCTACGTGTACCGGCTTGCCGTTCTGTTCAGCAATTTGGTAGCTGAATTTCTTACAGGTTTCTTCACGTATCTTGCGGTTCTTTAGTGCGCTGTAATAACCACTGGTAATCAGGTTGCTCACTGGCTGTTTCCTTGTTGGTCGTATCGTCTCTCCGAGCGACGTGTATCGCGAACAGGAGAAACAAAAAGTGTGGTCCGTGTAGACACTAAGAGCGTCCGACGAACCACACGCACTGCATGGCTGATGGGTCTCAACCAAACCCACGTTGTTGCGCCTCATAGACAGACGCCGAGCGGTTCAGCACGTACTCCACGTACCGTTGACCGGTCGGATCGATCTTCCGTTGTCTGATGAACGAGTAACCAATGACTTCCATGTCTTTGATCCTTCGAGGCAACGCACGGATGCGGTACATGCTCCGCGCTTCCATATCGTTAATGCGGTAGGTGATCCGAAAGTGACGTTTTAATGTGTCGATTTGCGACATGTTTATTCCTTTGAGTTTGCGTAGTGGATCACGATGGCTGGTGCCTCGTCCGGTTCAGCGTATCGTTTGCTGATTGTCAGACAGTTCACCTGATCGTCATCCCACCAGATTCCAGAATGTGTAGTGAGGCTGTCGAGTATACCTTTGGCATAATTATCGACGTCGCCTCGTGGATACTGACGTTTGCCAGTGCGTGGCTTTGGAACCACGGCTTCGACCACCACGTCTATAGGTCCGCTCATTGGTTCCGCGACGTGGTTCTCTAGAGCCTTTTGCATTGCGAGACGAAAAGCTTGGTAGGTCTTGCCGTAGTAAGTTCCCCAACGGGACACGCGAGGTCGTGACGCTGGGACCGGAGTGACTGCGAGATGTATTGTCAACGCAGCCGCTCCGAGGTGACGCACTGCGCTAGATGTCGAACTCGTCATCGTCATCGTCCGTGGACTGTTCGCTTGCAGCGATGTCCGCAAAGTCATCGTTACCAGCGTTACGTTTGTCGCAAAGCATCACATTTCGAAGCTGGCCTGACACACCTTTGTTGCCGCCGGTTTCGTAAGGGTTCAATGCGAATGACGCTCGAACCAGATCACCTGACATTGGGACCATACCGTCTGGCAGTGGCTTCTTGGTGTCATCAATAAATCCTGGCTGGTACTTGGACTTACATGTGATCGTCCAGTGACCGTGGAATTCTTCCTTCTTGTTCTCATCGCCGTCTTTATGTGGCATCCGTAGAACTTTAGGTACGCTGCCGAATTCTTTCTCAGCGAGGTCGTTTGAGAACTCTTCCATCTGCGCGACGAAAGTTTCTACCGTTGGGTCACCTTTTTTGAGACACAAGGTGACTTTGTATTTACCGTCCGAGTACTGTTGACCCTCGTCAGGAGTGTTTAGCCACGCATAAGCAGCGGTTGCGGGTGGAGATACTACGATTTTCGTGGGGCGTTTAGCCATTCGATTGATCCTTTAGATACAAAAAAAGCCCCCACTGACGACAATCAGCGGAGGCAAGGTGGCTGCGAAATTGCAGCTTAGTGAGATAGCCAAACAGTTGGCAAAAGCCGCCGCTTGGTACAGCGGACACACTTTAAAGTTGACCTGCCAATTACGCGAAGAAATACGGGGCTTCTAGCACCTCTTTGGGGTCGAAAGTTCCCTGCGCTGGGGGCTCCGGTAGGTCTGCACCTTGGGCGGTACGTCGGACATACGGGTGGAACTCATCAGCGATCCAATCGCCCTTAAAGATGTCGGCAGCGGTGGACCGGATGCTGTTTCTCATCATGTCCACGTTGCGAGGATGGACTGCGAATGAATCGTGTATCGCACACACGTCCGTTACGCCCTGCACTTTGAGATCGACAATCATCCGGTGCATCAACGCGGCATCCAGCGAGTGGATCACGTTGGGTGACGCTCCGAGTGCTTGCTTGCGACTGTTGAGACCACCGAGCGGGTTCTCGTCCCACAAAAAGTATGACCCCATCACGGTCTTGATGTCCGTCTTGCTGACGTTCCAGTACGATTGCTGGATCGTTGTACCCGCCGGTGTGCGCCACTGCATCGCCACACCTTTTTCTGCTAGTGCCGTCGCGACTTGCTGGAAGTAATCCATGATCGGACGGCTGGCGACCACGGTTTGCTCCAATGCGATCACCAGTTTGTCCCGCAAGTACCCAGCGTTCTTCAACAGGTCACCGTCCAGCTTGTCTACAAACCCGTCGCTGATCAACTGGTCCTGTATACCCCTTGGGGTGACACCATACGACGTGGTCATACAGGCACGTTTGCATTCAGCACGACCCACGTTGCCGACCCAGCGGTGTGCCTCTTCTGTTCGCTTACCCATGCGGATGTCTTCAGCGATCAAGCCGTTCACCACGTCGGCAGTCTCACTGTAGATGTCAAACCGTGCGTCTTCAGAAGAACAATTAGTCAGCTTTGCGCCAACCGGATCGCGCCCAAGCAGTGACATCAATTGCAGACCATTGTTCGACCCGTCTTGGTGGACCGGTAGGGTAGACAAAAAGGTCTCAGGGTTGTCACAGCCGGTGGCAGCGGTCCACTCCATGCACGTCTGTAAAAACTCAAGTGGACTGTCGGCAGACGCCCAGAACTGGAAGCCGTCGAAGGGTTGTGTCGCGCTGTCTTCGATTAGGTCGTGATGTTCAGACGCCCAGACTTGCATTTCGTCAAAGGTCACCTTGTCGTTTCCGTAGGTGTTACACAGTCGAACAGCCAACCAGTACAAACCACGCGGACCCAGCGCGACACCATTGGCGAACCGCATGGTCCCACGCGCCAGCCCGTCACCTTGAGGGTTCCAATCTGGGGTCGTGTAGTAGAAGCGACCACGGGTATCCATCTTGATCGGGTGGAACAGTTCGAGACCACGGTGGTCGTTGGACAGATGGAACTTGCGGATCGCACTCTCACGTTTACTGACGTCACTGGCGTTCTTTTCGTGCAGCTTGGTCAGATTGTATTTCCACTGCGCCCGTTCCTTTTTGGACATGCGGTCCCACTTATCGTCTTCAAGACGGTCGGGCAGTGCCACGGGGTCTGGCTTTGGAAGATACTCAATGATCTCTAGACCCTGATTGTAGATTTCCATCGCCACATCGAGGATTGGCTCGTCAACACAATACGGCACGGCACCGAGACTATTGGCGGCGTCGAGCGTCGTCTGGCTGACAGGATCAGTGAGGCTCGCTGTGTGCTTGTGCAGACCACCACGTATGAAGTCCAGTTTGACCATACAGTAGCCGCCCTTGTAGCGACCGAGACGCTCACACCACTTCCACGGTTTTGCCGCTATAAGCATTGGTTTGATTGCGGGGGTGACCACCTCGACACGACTGTGGATGTCTTCAATCATCGCTTGACAATCATCCGACAGAAAGACTTGCCGTTGTGTCTTGTTCCGCATCTGCACGTATTTCAGAATAAAGAAGCCGTCAGTATTGGTGACCGCAAGCTGCAACAGTTTGGCCCCAATGTGTCCTCTTTGATCGCGAGACCAATCAAGCGTTTCGATCTCATCGATCTTGCGGGTCCAGTTGCCCCACTGTCGCTGATTGAAATTCTTTGCGCGGCTGATAAGCTTGGCTGCAAGGTCAGGACCACCTGTCTCCTGCGACGTCTTCTTGCTCGTCGCTTGCCACCGTTGGAACTCAATCTGTTGGCGCACTGCTACACCGATTTCCAAGGTGATCGACGTGGCTGATCGACCGTAACAAAAGTCGCCAGTGCGTATCCCCAAGATCGTCTTGACGGTCATCATCGCGAGTTTCTCGGCACTGATGAACGAGATGTGCCACCACCAGACGGCTCGACTGCCCTTGCCGCTGTTGACGATCCCTTCGATTGCGTCGTCTTGCGCGTCTTCGATTGCAGGGACTAAGGTTCGCATCATGTCGGCAAAAATCTTCCGACCGGCGGCAGTCTCTGCCAGCTTCAGTTTGGGGTCCAGAAGCGAATCGCGATACTTCTTTATGCCTTCATCGATGCCAGCCATTTCGTGAATTATTTGTATTTCTTCGAGTGTCGCTGCGTTGTCGTAAGCTACTGCGCGATCTTCGGGTGTGTCCAAAAGTGTGTCATTTTTTGTCATTCGTTAAGTCCTTGAATTCAGTAAGTTTTTAATCGAAGCTTACTGTAGCCTGTTGATCGGTATCGATTTTTCTTAGGGTTTCAAGGGACTTTAGACTGTGTGTCTGTAGGTCAGTTATAAGATCACACAATGTGACCTACAGACTTGGTCGCTGGTAGTCCCTTGAAGTCGTTGTCTTTTTACGTTCCTTCTGACGTCGTGTCGGGTACAGTAAACTTGAAGTGTGTCCGACAGTGCGCCAAAAAAAAACAGTAATCAAGCGTTCTTTAAAAGAACACGTCGTAGGGTCCGATAGTGGACCCGCTGTTGGATCAGAACGATCAACAAAAGACTGATCGTTATCAGCGGATGCAGCACGACAAAGACCCACACGTTCAGTTCCTTGTAGGTCACACCGAGATACTTTGCGCCATCCAGCAAGATTTCGTCGCAATGGTAAAAGACAGACGAAATGAATTCCGAATAGTCTAGACGCTCAGTCACTGTGCTGATCATCTTGTCGTATGCGTGTTTGTATTCAGTCATGCGATTGCTCCAATATGTCTACGGCTTGATCTGCCAGTGCTGACGGTGACAGGTGGGCGTACCGTTCTGTCATTGAGGTGTTCGAGTGTCCAAGCAATTTGCTGACACCGTAGAGTGACAT